GCGTCGTACAGGTCGCCTCAATTGCCTCGTCAATGACCTCGGTGTGACCCTTGGCGGGGATCACTTCTTGGGCAACAAGTACAGTATTGCAGACGGAGCAATGCTTACCCTCGGTCTTGCCGGGCTCGGTGCAGGTAGGTGCAACTGCCGGATCAATGACCTCGGTGTGGCCCTTGGCGGGGATTACTTCCTGCGCAACGAGGACTTCGTTACAGACGGAGCAGTGCTTGCCCTCGGTCAGGCCGGATTTGGTACAGGTAGGCTCGACGGCCGGGTCAGTGACTTCGGTGTGGCCAGTGGCAGTGATTGCTTCGGTCTTGGTTGCATTGCAAACTGTGCAGGTGTAGGTCTTGACACCGGCGTTCTCACAGGTAGGAGAGGTCGTGATCTCGCCCTCATTCCAGCTGTGGCCCTTGGACTGAATGGTTTCACCCTTGGTGATTTCTTTGTTGCAGATGGCGCAGACTGTATCACCGGTGTAGCCGTCCTCGGTGCAGGTGGCATCCTTCTTGTTGATCACCTTGGTGAGAGAATGGTCGTCCGCCCAGTTGGCCTTGAGGGTCAGATTGGAAAGAGCAAGCAGTTCTGACCTTCTCCAAAGCTCATCATTGAGTTTTTCCTCGTCGCCCCATTCGTTCATCTTGACCATGCCGGTAATCAGCCAGCCATTGAAGGTGTAACCCTCGCGAGTAAAGCCACATTCGGGAAGCATGTAATACTCGCCGGAGCCGCCGTTGAATCCATCGTACCGATGCCGCCGTTGGCATTAAAAGTGACGGTGAGCTTTTCAAACTTGTTGTACACCGCCGTGAAATCAACGTCCTCATGCGGGTTGAAGCCCCAGCCGTTGATCCCCTTTGTCTCATTATAGGGAGTCCAGCGATTCAGGAACTTATAGGTGTAGTTTTCATCCTCGGGCATTGTGGGTTCCGGGTCTTCCTCAAACCACATATCGTAACATGCGTTTTCCTCACAGGTATAGTAACCTTCCTTTAGGATCTCGCTATTCCCGTTGAGCCAGCGGACATGGTACTTGTGCAGAGCCCACTGGGCGTAGAGGGTGACATTTTCGTTGGTGGCGATGTTTGCCTTGTCGCCATAGGCCGTGCCGGTGCCGTCCTTCGCCGTGTTCCAACCGGTGAAATCATAGTCCGCGCGGGTGAAGGTGTTGGCGGTCAGGGCAGTCGCCTCATTGGGCTTCACGGTCTGCGTGCCCATGGTTCCCTTGCCGCCGTTGGCGTCAAAGGTGATGACCGGGTCCTGAGTCCACTGGGCATAAAGAGTGGTGTTCTCGGTCAGATTAACAGTCGCACCATCCGCATAGGAGTCGCCAGTACCATCGGCCGCCGTATTCCAGTTCAGGAAGTTGTAGCCTTCGCGGGTAAAAGAGTTTGCGTTCAGTGCGGTATCCGTCTTTGCATTTACGGTCTGTGGGGTCATCGTGCCTTTGACCGGGTATTCTGCACTGCCGTTGGCTTCAAAGGTAACCGTCAGCTCCGTAGGCGCTTCACCGCACCAAACGCCATTGACATAGTTGATAACATCGCCAGTGTTTGCGGTCGCAGTTTCGGTGTAGGTGCCGTCTGCGTTGTGCAGCTTGGCAGCGGTGATGGGGATCTCATGTGCCGTCACGCTGCCCTTCTGCGTGTACTGATACGTCTTGGTCTCCGTTCCGGGGGTACCCTGCTGGTTGTAGACGCCAGTACCGGTGCTGGAGCAGATGTCTGCGCCGCCTGCGGTGGTGTAGATACCGCCGATAGCGGTCAGCGTACCGTTGACGTCCACCTTTACATCCGCTAGAGGCGCGCGCTTGCCAGTACGGCCGGGAGCATAGGGCACGGAGATAAATGGCGCATCGCTCGCGCCGCAGTAGCCGTCCCACTCATCCGCATCGTAGACGTAAAGACTCTTGCCACTGGGTACCACCAATTCGGCATCCTTGGCAATCGTCACTTCCACTCCCGGGAGCAGTGCTGCCGTCTGGTTCACGGTCAGTTTACTACTCGGGGTCAAATCAACGGTCATATCATTGCTTTCAGCAACGGCCTTTACAATATCCGGGATGGTTCCTTCAAAGAGTTCACCCCGGATGTGGTCATTACAAACAAAATCCCGTGGCCGTACAATCCCGCCGCCCATGATGATCTGTTGGATCACACCCTGAACCGGCTGGCCTGTGATGATCCTGAAGTTCGGGCCTTACTGGAAGAAATGGTGGGCTATTGTATGTACCGCCGCAATGAACTTGGCAAAGCCTTCATCCTGATTGGCGATAAAAGCAACGGCAAATCCACCTTTCTTCATGTGGTGAAGAACCTTCTTGGGGATCAGAACATTGCTTCCCTTGACCTGAAGGAATTGGGCGATAGGTTCAAAACCGCTGAACTGTTCGGCAAACTGGCAAACATTGGTGATGATATTGGTGATGAATTTATTGCCAATGCTTCCGTGTTCAAGAAGCTGGTCACGGGTGATCGGGTGAATGTGGAGCGCAAAGGCCAAGATCCTTTTGAGTTCAACAATTATTCCAAGTTCCTGTTCAGCGCCAACAATATCCCCCGTATCAAGGACAAAACCGGAGCCGTTCAGCGGCGTTTGGTGATTGTTCCCTTCGATGCCAAGTTCACCCCCAATGATGCTGACTTCCGCCCGTTCATCAAGGATGAACTGTGTGAACAGGGTTCAATGGAATATCTGGCCTTGCTTGGCCTTCAGGGGTTGAAGCGGGTTCTTGGCAATGCACAGTTCACCACTTCCAGCAGAGTTCAGGGGCAGTTGGACGAATATGAAGAAAACAACAACCCCATTATTGGGTTCATCAATGAAGTGGGTGTTGACGGGATTGAAAATGAAGCCACCGATTCCGTGTATCGCCGGTATAAGGAATATTGCATTGCGAACAACTTCCAAGCCCTTTCCAAGATTGAGTTTTCCCGGCAGATCACAAAACGCTGTGGCTTCACAACGGCCCTGAAATGGATTAGAAATCGAAAAACCCGTGTGTTTGCGAAAGGCGGTGACACAGAATGAAAGTTCTTGAATTATTTGCTGGAACCCGTTCTATTGGACGGGCCTTCGCAGGGGGGGGGGCATGATGTATTCCATCGAATGGGATGATAGTTTCCCGGATATATCGTGGTACATGGATATTTCAAAAATCACTTCCGCCGACATTTTAGAACGGTTTGGGAAGCCTGATGTTATTTGGGCTTCCCCGGATTGTACCACTTATAGCATAGCCGGTATTTCTCATCATCGGGTTCAAGAACCAAATGGAAACTTGGCCCCGGTTTCAGAATATGCCAAGTTCTGTGATACCCTGAACCGCCATGTTCTGAAACTGATTTCAGAACTTCAGCCCACATTCTGGTTCATAGAGAATCCCCGTGGCGGGATGCGAAAAATGGACTTCATGAAAGGGTTACCCCGTTACACCCTTACTTACTGCCAATACGGTGATATGAGGATGAAGCCCACGGACATTTTTACAAATCATCCAGCGCCCCGGTTCAAGCCACCGTGCCATAATGGTGATCCGTGCCATGTAGCGGCTCCACGGGGAGCGAGAACAGGCACCCAAGGGCTGAAAAATCATGTTGAACGATCCAGAATCCCGGATGGATTATGCAACTACATTGTTCAAATCTGTGAAGATGGAATGAACTATAAAAAATTTTTTGAAAAAGCTGGTGATTGAATGGCCCACGAATATTCCAAGTTCAAGAACAAAAATATTCCCTATGCCAAGGTTGGGCGGCGGGTGTTCAATAGCCTGTTTGATGCAGAAACCTTTTGCACCGAACACAGCCTTGATGTCAATTCAGCCATTGAATACCGGGATGATTCTGAATTGAAAAATAACATTCAAACAATCGCCCAATACCAGAAGGCCATTCTTCAGGAATGTTTAGACCGGCTGAAGCCTTGGTTCAAGAAATCAACCGGTGTAATGCTGATTTGGAAAAGTGCCACCCGCTGGATCGTGGTTTCTTGACGGATCGGCGGAATGAAGCCATTGCAAAACATACGGGTACGATGGAAGCTCGTGAGATTGTGGCCGGATTGAAAAATAATTTAGAAAGGTTGACTGGTTGGCATGATTAAAGACAGCGGTGAACGCACCGAGTTTGGAACCGGCGCTGTTCGTGATATGCACAGCGGCAAAGGCCGCATGGATTTACTTCCGTGGGAAGCCTTGATAGAGGTTTCCAAGCATTGTGAAGAAGGGGCCTTGAAGTATGGTGAACGGAACTGTGAAAAGGGTATTCCCATTCACAGCCTGATTGATTCGGCCTTCCGCCACCTTGCCAAGTACATGATGGGCATGAAGGATGAACCCCACCTTCGGGCGGCGGCTTGGAACATCCTGTTTGCCCTTTACATGGAGATCAAACACCCTGAACTTCAGGATATACCAACCAGAACCATTGGTGATCCGTGTGAAGGCTGTGCAAATATCAACCGCCCTTGGAACGATTCTGTGTGCGGCCATTGTTCCCGGCTGAATGATCAGAGATATGATGCTTACCAGAAGAAAGGATGAACACCGTGAAAATTATCAAGCCTGATGTGAAGTTTATCACCCCGATTGATGGGGCCACCATTCTGAAGCGGCTGGAACAATGTGGCCGTGTCTGCTACAAGTCCGAGGATAAGATCACGGAAGGTTCCGCTGAAAAGTTCGTTGCCGGGATCATCAAGCGTGGGCATGAAGCGGTTCTGGAACATTGTTCCTTTACGGTGAAGTTCATTTGTGATCGTGGGGTTTCTCATGAGATCGTCCGCCACCGGATGGCTTCTTACTGTCAGGAATCCACCCGCTATTGCAATTATGGCAAGGGCAAGTTCGGTGAGGAAATCACGGTGATTGAACCTTGCTTCTGGCCTGAAGGTTCTGATTTGTATTGGGCATGGAAAAACGCTTGTCTGATCTCTGAACAATGCTATTTTTCTTTGTTGAAATCAGGAGCCACCCCGCAAGAAGCCCGTTCCGTTCTGCCCAACAGCCTGAAAACGGAAGTGGTCATGACGGCCAACATTCGTGAATGGCGGCATTTCCTGAAGTTGCGCTGTTCACCCGCCGCACACCCGCAGATGCGGGAAGTGGCCCTGATCCTGTTGGACAAGGTTCACGCCCTGATTCCGGTTTGCTTCGATGATATTTGGAGTGAATACCATGCCGATGTTTAAGAAGTCCGGTGGTAAAATTTTCGCCGTTCAGTTCAACAAAGCTGAAGAACGGGCCTTGGATCAGGAAATCAAGAAACAGATTGTGGAAAATGATCGGGCCTTTGACATGGACAAAGAATCATCCATCCTGTGGATGCTTCACACCCAATTTGGCTTTGGCCCAAAGCGCCTGAAGCTGGCGTGGAAGCTGTTCTATGCCGAAACCTTGAAGCTACGGGAACATTACCTGATGGAACAAGCCGATGATGGGTGGTTGGCCCGTAAAAAGCTGAAGGACATTGGGTGTGACATTGAAGAATGGTACAGAGAAGAAGGAGGGAAAACCGATGCCTAAACCTTGGGAAAATGCTGAAGGGTATCACGATCCGACAGCCTACCACGGCACAAAGAACATCATCCGTGACGAGGATGAACAGCAGAAGCGGGTGAACACCCTGATTTTCGTGCTGAAGTACATCACCCGTTTGGCGGGGTTTGAACTTCTGAACCGTATTGAAATCAAAGACCGTAAGACCGGGAGGGAATACAAATGAGAAAATTGTCATTGGAGGAATGGAAAGAGGTGGCAGAAAAAATAAATTCAGCAGAGAAAGCCGTTTCCGCTATTGGATTTAATTTTCCGAAATCCATTTCAAATAAAATTGTCACGGTTTTGCACAAATTAGGAGAAATCAAGTTTGATATGCAATTTAGATGTTCGGAAATCGAATATCCTGAAATTCCTTTGAGTGAAATAGATGATATTTGGGAGGGAACTTGACTGGTTTGAACAGGTGCTTCTTCAGTAGGAGTTGGAACAGCGTGTGGAACAGATATGGAACAGATATTTTCAATACATCTGTTCCGTTCTGAACCCCCTTGATTTTCAAGATTTTTTTCCTGTTTTTGATAGCATGGAACAGATGGTACAGATGTGAATATACTTTCTTCTTATATAAGAAAAAATATATAAGATATGTGTATATAAGCAAATTGCCATTTTATCTGTACCATCTGTTCCGAACCCTTGAAAACCCTTGATTTTTCGGCATTTGTCAACGGTACAGATGTACCCTGAAACGGAACAGATTACCGCAGAAAGGATGTGTTACATAGTGAATGACAAAGACCTTTCCCAACAGGCCAAGGATTTTCTTTCCCAAATCCATAAAACCGATGCCTTGATTAACAGGCTTGTGAATACAGTTGCCACCTTGCGTTCCAGCTTGACTTCCACCGGAAGCCAACTGAAGCAGGACAAGGTTCAGACTTCCGGCCCCAAGAATACCCTTGAAGAAGGTATTGCCCGAATTGATAAACTTGAACGCACCATCAACATCCGAATTGATGAATTGATTGACCTGAAACAAACGGCTTTTAATATGATCAAACGGATTCCTGACCTTGATCAGCAAAATATTCTGATTGCCCGGTATATTCAGAACATGAAATGGGATTCGATTGCTGATGAAATG